TCTGATAAATTACCAGCTTTTAGTAGCTGTACTGTTTTAGCGGATGTATCAAATACAACCTCTGTTCCTTGATTTAGTAAATCTGGGTCTTGAATTAACGACATTGTTTTTCCTTAGTCTAATTGATATACGTATGCTCTTTACCGGTAAGATGCCCTTTAGCATCATACTTGTAAGTAACCTTAACTTTATCATCGTCTAACTCACTATAGATGGTCTTACTATCTAACTGAGCACCATTATACCCAAATGTAACTGTATACAGTGTCACCCCTTGATGAGTTTCTATAGTTTTACTAATCAAGTTATCATTACTATCGTAACTAAAACTACCGTCATGCGTTTCATCATAAGGGTTGAATGTATACATAAACGCCTCAGACGTTCCAGCCTCAAATGGATTACCTGCTGAGGACTGTACTATTTTACTCTGTATCTCTACCAATGCATCTCTAACATTCGTAGCAGCAATACCTTTAGCCTCTATAGGAGTCCTAACAGCATTCTGCACTTCAGGCACAGCAATCGGTGCAACTTTACCGGTAGCCCTGGCCCCTGGCATTACTAAGGTCTTAACCTTACCATCAGTAAGTGATATTTTTAGAGCAGTACCTTCCGTGTGTATATTCTTAATACCTACACCATGCTTACCGTCTTTCCCTTTTTTACCTACCTCTCCTCTAGCACCTTGTTTACCTGGTTTGCCATCAGCACCTTTAGGACCTTCCTTACCATCATGATAATCCACTCCCTTAATAGGTGTGTAACCATCTTTACCATCTATATAGTCTATTCCTTTAATAGGAGTCTTACCAGCAGGACCTACAATGGATTCGCCTTTAGGACCTTGCTCACCTTTAATAGACTTACCTTTAAACTTATGTGCGTTAGATTCTATGTGTTTTGCAGCAGCTTTATCTATATCCTCAGGAGTCCATATCTTAGCTGTAATCTCTTTTTCTATATGATTCGATAGATTACCCTCTAATTCAGAGATCTTGCCGTCAGCGTGAGATATGAGCTCCTCATGACTTGCCTCAGCTAACTTCTTAATATCTTCTATAACTGGAGCCGTTGTTTTACTAATTAATTTAGTAGCCAACTTCTCAGCAATAGCTTCATCAAAGTCTTTACCATTAGCACCAGGCTTACCATCGTGGTAGTCTACTCCTTTAATAGGAGTATACCCATCCTTACCATTATTACCGTTTTTAGGTTTTGGTATCTCATCTACCGCAGTACGTACAAAGTCTTGTATAACATCATAGTTAACTTCTTGAGCATCAACACCGTCCTTACCATCTTTTGGAACAGGTATTTTACTCATTGCTGCAAGTACTATAGAGGCTATCCTAACATCTTCAGCCTCTTCTTTAGCCTTAGCATTACTTTTAGCTTTTCGTGCATCTAACTGTGCTTGAAATGCTGCTGTAGCCTTACGGCTAGCATCAATCTGTGCTTGCAATTCTTCAGTAGTTAATGCAGACACGGTGTCTCCTCTATGTCTTTAATGTATTTCCAACCTTTATGGTGTTTGCGTTTTTTATTAACAACTCTCTGCACACTACCCCTGTCGAAATTATAGTGTGCAATAAATTCATCTGTGGTACCTTCAAAAGTTACATCTCCATTAACAAATAACCTTATTGGTTCTTTATTTTTAAACAGCACCCATCCTTTTAGGACTGGAATACTTTCTTTAGACAATTCTACCACACGATCCATTCTTAGATCGAAAGTACTGGAAAGTTCTCTGCAGGTAACCTTTAATAACCCATAAGAGCAATGGTAAAACTCATACAAGGTTGGATCGTCTTTATACGTCCTTGTTCCGTCTCCACCCATGGTTGAGTTATACCCGTTTTCAAATGTATCAAATTTTTTAATGTAGTAACGCTCTAACGCGTTAGCTTCCTCTAGGGTGTCTATTCCGTCAGCAATTATAGTGTGCTTCCAATTTTCTGGTCCATACAAAGCAATTGCTTTCTGGAAGTGATACTTACATTTGGTTCGTGATTCTGAAACATGTTGTATCCATCGACGCTCCATAGAAATACAAGTTAGTCCTATATAGCTTTTACCAGATTTTTTAGATGTATGTTTATATATAATCCATTGTTTCATTTTACACCTCTGATATAGTCTTAGCAGGCATATTTAGGTAAGCTCTTTTCATTTGCTCCTGTGCCATTTTGATATCACTTTTCTTTTCTTCTTTGGCCAGCTCAACATCTGCTTTAAATTGTTGATCTTCTATAGCTTCCTGTCGTTTTTCCCCGGATTGTATCTCAAGAAACGACTGAGACAGTAAGTCAGACTCTTCATTAAGTTTAGCCGCCACTGCAAGAGCCTGCTCTGCTTTTGCTTTCTTTAGATCTATATCTGCACTCAAATTTTCTTCCTTGCGGGAGAGACGCTCAAATATCTTAGAATCCTCTGATTCCATTTCTTTTTGTATCATAGCGTTTTTGAGTTTTTGTTCTTCTATTTGAAGCCTCATAAGTTCTTCTCTCATTGGATCAGGCTTAGGCTCAAAAGCCTCCACTGCACCAGCTAACGTTTCAAGCTTCCACAACTCGGCCAATTGCACATAATGTAGCTTGACTATGCCTGGATCCATAGTTGCAGCATTTGTCTGTAATAACTTCATAATCTTAGTTGCCTTGTCATCATCAGCCTCAGGAGTATTTACTTTAACTCTTAGGTCAAAGTCACCCTCTAGATCATCTCTTTTAACTTTTACAAATTCTCTATCAGTAATACGTACTACTGTCTCTTCATCGAGGAATACCTGATTCATAGCTATAGTCATTCTTGCCATATCAACAAACAGTAATTCACTAAGTCTTCTAAGTATGCTAGCTTCACGTTTTGCAGTGGCATCCATAGAGTCTTTACTTCTAGTACCTCCGTCTATTTTAGCTCCACCAGGGCCTGTAAAAGGTCTAGTACCTGTAAGCTCATTAGCGTCAGATGTTTGCCACTTAATTACATCAAATGGTGTGCTACTAATCTGCTGTACATCTTGTCTGAAAATAGCTTTTCTGGGATCCATTTGACTACGGAAGAATACAGTATTACCCTTTTCATACTGATTCTTAGCACTAGGACTTGGAAATAAATTCTCATCTATAAACTCTTGCCCTACTGCTTGTCTTGCAGTGATGTCATGTATAGCCCTAGTCATACGACCTATAGCTTCTTGATTTTCTCTAAGCAACTCAGCATCAGGCTCACCATGAACACTTTTTTTAACAGGCATATAAGTTGAAACACTAAATGGTAATCTACCATGTGGAAAAGGGTTTTCTTCAAGTCTGATAAGTGTCTTGCCAACCCACGTAGCTACAATACTTACTAATTCACCATCCCCTTGTATATCCCAATAACCCCAATACTCATAAGCTCTTAATCTTTTACGTGCTTTATCTTTAAATTCAAAATTATTAGATTCATCGGATCTATATGGGTCATATTCATTATCTTCTCCATCTGTAATAAAATCTATATTATGGTATATACCGTATTCATTACCATCCTCGTCAATGCCATATTCTTCACTCTTGAGATCTGCATACGATGTATCATACTCGTGAATAACGAATAAAGCATCAGACATAACTCCATCACATGTAGGGTCAATAGTTACATTAGCATTTATACAAACTTCATATGAAGGCTGATTTTTAATAACAACCTCTTTAGTAACTGTTTGCATTTTAGTACCAATTTGCATAGGCTCACCAGTTTCTAGCATTGCCTGTACTTGCTCTTGGGACATTTTACCGGTACCTACTGCTTGTTGCATCATTATTAAGGATTGTTCAGGGCTTGCATATACAGGTACTTCTTCTTCAACATCCTTAAAGGCTGTCTCAAAATCCCACCCAGTTTTAACTATGACCGTACCTTCATCCACAAGTGTACGCACTATATCCCCAACTAGTTTAGTTTTCTGTACTTTAGTATTCCATTGGTAATTAAGTACTTGTGCATTTTGTTTAGCAGCTTCAGTATCTATACTTGTAGCAGGTTCAACAACAAATAAAGAATTAGTGCTCAATATTGGATCTTCTAGTGCGGGGTATTTCCACTCATTAGCTTTTCTAGCTACTAGCGGTCTGGCAGTAGACTTGTTGTTCCCGAAAGTTTTTATGGGAGAACCACCATTCCTGGTATTGTCCCATTCGGATAAACGGTCTCTATACTCAGACATGCTTCCTTCAGCAGAATCTTTATCAGCAACTAAGTCAGCATACCTAGGTGCATTTTTCCATTTAGGCTGTAGCTTGTGTTTCTTTTTAGTAGTGATAGTAGTTTCTGTATCTTCTTGCATACATGTCCTTTATTTTATTTGCGTATTATACATAACCAACCTTAAAAAGTCAATTATTTAGAAATATGCTCTGTAATTCTTGTAATGTCAACTCGTTCATGTTGAATCTCTGTGACAACGTAGGAACCAAAACTAATTAAATAAACTATAAGTAACCCTGCCACCCATTTCATTGCACTAGGAGAAGGTAGTTCGTCTACCTTATGATCAATTTTATGCATTGTATTATCAATATTAGTTAATGCATTGTACATTTGTCCATGTTCCTTCTCTAAATTAGAAACATCTTTTCCTAGTAATTGTACACTATTACATCCGTTAGTAGAATTTTGAATACCTTCAAGTGAATCGATTCTAGCATGGACTCTATGGAAACTATCTTCTAATTCTCTATTTAAAGACTCTAGCCTGGAATCAAATACAGCCTGTTTTGCAAGATACTTACTAATTTCTTCAAGCCGTTTATTAGTCTCTCCATTAGATGCAACCAGAGCCTCGATACTAGTGGCCTGGTGCTGTACACTGTTAGCAAGGCCTGATATAGTAGCGTCATGCTTTAATACAAGATCTTTTATACTTTCTTCTGTCATATTACAGCTCTAAAATACATGACTAAGATATACAATGCCACCACCAATAACAACTGCTATAGCGTCCCAATGGTCAAACTGGCCTGATTTAGTCCATTTCTGGAAATACTCAATACCCCAAGCAACCAGTGTTAGTATTGCACTTACTATAAATACATTTAATGTAAATACAGTTAATATCGCTACTAGCACTACGCCAATAAGCATGTGCATCCTTTTGTCACATGGTACCTTTTCTGGGTACCTAAGTATTTTATTCAATGTTTTATTCATGCCCTTGCTCCTAGGATAATGTTTTTTAATTTAGCTGGGGATACTTTAGAACTATCAATATATAGATTAACTAGATTAGTGTTTTGTTTCAAAGCTTCACAACACACTTCACTACAAAACCATCTGTTTCTACTATCTTTTATAAAAGGCATTACAAATCCTAATACCCCTAGATAATCATACTTCTTACCCGCTTGGTTAAGACACCATAATCTAATTCTACCTTCAGTCTTTTCATCTACATCTAACGCTAACCTGCTCCAATGTGTACTAGATAAATTATGTTCTTTAAATCTAGTTTTATTTTCATATTGAGAAGCACTAAACATCATTCCATCACTGAATAGCAACTCTACATGAGATGGTAAGTATTTCCAACTTCCATCAAATCTCTGCTTCCATGTAGCTGTTCTAAATCTAATAACTTTATCAATAAAATTACAGTCTTGGTTATCATAGAATATTATCTGCATATCAGCTTCCTACAACCACATTACCAACTGCTGATATTGCTTTAGTTAATGCTTCATTTATCTCATCCACAGTAACTTCTTCAATTTCATTATTAGCTAGTTTCCAATAAGTTTTACTTTGTTTTGTTACTGTTGCAGCTTGTAAAGCACTTAACATATTTAATCTAGCAGTTTCATCACCATCAAATACTTTGCCATTTACTTCAACTGTAATAGCATTTAAAGCTTTAATCTTTTTCTCTTTAAGCAATGCTTTATACTCTGCACTATCTGCTAGATATGATTCTACTTTAGTTAATATCTCATCTTCACTTAATGGAGTATATGGTCTTATTTGTTCTGTTACTGCTGGTTGGTATGGAGTATCAATTACTTTCATACCATCTTTATCTAAATGTGATTCTTCTTCAACTTCTGGAGTAATAATTTTAACTTCATCAATCCATTCTGTGTATGATGGAGAATCTTCTTTATATTCCATTTTTTGCTTAACAACTTCAACTTCATCACCATCTTCATTGATTTCGGTTTCAAAGTAGTTAATTTCTTCTAGGTATAAAGAGTCATATTCTTCTCTCTTGGCTTTATCCCAAGCTTGTTTATCTTCTTGTGCATAGAGAGTAGCTAGAAGTTTCTTAGCTCCATCTACTCTTCCTTGTGATAGTGAT